CAACATGGGTAGCCTGATGTGGAATTGCTACAAGGCTACGTGTGATGTGGGTGGGGGTAAGCGTGTGCGTTTGAGTGCCAATGACATTAGAACATCCCTATCTCCACAGGAAAGACTGACAGAGGTAGCGTGGAATATGCCTAGCAACATCATATACCACCCACCCTATACGCAGAAGTTTGTAGATCAATACCAACTGCCTACCGATTTAGAATTGATGTATGATGTTAAGGAAGATCGTGTCGTGTTCACCATATGGAAATCGTGGAAGTGTGTGGATGCAATAGGCAGAGCCATTGACAGTAAGCGATTACCTAAATGGAAAAGGTATGGGAATAGTGACTTGCCATATACATATGGATGTGGTAGTGTTGCTGTAGTTGTTGAGGATTGCGTCAGTGCTGTAGTTGTAGGCGAGATTGATGTATACGTTGGGGTGGCTGTGTTGGGTACGTCACTCTCAGAAGCACACAAGAAGTACTTGTCGCAGTTCTCAACAGCAATCGTAGCGTTAGACCCCGATGCGTTACCAAAGACAATGCAGTTTGCCAAAGAGCTACGCCAACACGTAGACAAGGTGGGTGTATTGAAGTTGACCGATGACTTGAAGTATAGAAACGAAATAGATATAGAAAACCTAACCAACATAGGAGTATAATATGGAACTATCATTACTACGTAGCCTAATGGACAAGCAATTTTATGACGATCATAGAGGTGCTAAGTGTCCTAACAGACTGTTCACTAAAGATGCACAGAAGATCAAATCAATTGTTGACTCTTGCATGCAGAGGTACGAGCGTACTGTTACACCAGATGAAGTGGAAGCTTTGTTTATATCAAGCAACCCTTCCATGACTACCGCACAGAAGACTGCTTACTCTTCCCTATTTGATAGGATCAAACGTGAGCAACCTATGGGATCAGACATTGCACAAGAAGTATTGTCTAAGTTATTCCAACAGGTAGTGGGAGAAGACATAGCCAACTTAGGATTTGATTATGTCAATGGTACGAAGACTAGCCTTGAGCCTATACGTAATCTGCTTGAACAGTATGGCGATGACTTTACACCCAATCTAAATATACAGTGGGATGACATTGACATAAGCACATTGCTAGAGAGGAATGATCTTGAAGCACGATGGACATTCAATATACCTACACTCGTACGTAAGCTTGAGGGTGTGAATGAAGGACACCTTGTTGAGATAGGAGCTAGACCTAACACAGGAAAGACTTCCTTCCATGCCAGTTTGATTGCATCTCCCAATGGATTCGCTAGACAAGGTGCTAAGTGTATTGTCTTGTGTAATGAGGAAGGTACGCACCGAGTGGGTGCTAGGTATCTCACCGCTGCCACAGGCATGACGATGCAAGAGGTAAAGCAGAATCCTAAACTAGCACACGACAAGTATGAACCTGTACGTAAGAACATACGATTGCGTGACGCTACAGGCAGAGACATGTCGTGGGTAGAGAGCGTATGCAAAGCATACAAGCCTGACATTGTAGTGCTTGACATGGGTGACAAGTTTGCTGTGACTAGTGGCTTTGCCCGACAAGACGAGGCACTCAAGGCCAATGCAATACATGCACGTAGTATAGCAAAGCAACAAGGTTGTGCTATCTTTTACATGTCACAACTATCTGCAGAAGCAGAGGGTAAGGTGCTACTCAATCAAAGTATGATGGAAGGTTCACGTACAGGTAAGGCTGCGGAAGCAGACCTGATGCTATTGATTGCAAAGAATCCTGTAGTCGAGGGGCAGGATGAAGAGGACAACCAACGACATTTAAACCTAGTCAAGAACAAACTCACAGGATGGCATGGTGTCATTCATTGTGAACTTGACTACAAGACAGCGAGGTATATGGCATGAGCAAAGACTGTAGATTCTGTGGAATAAAATTAGTCGATGAGAATTGGTATCTAGCCAACCAGAAAACTAAACAATACAAGTGCAACAAGTGTGCAGCCATAGTGGACAGGCAAAATGCGTTAAGACGTACAGTAAAATTACTGTCTAACAATACAATAAAAGCATACAATAAAATTAAAGAAGGGTATGTGTACGCTATCTCTAATCAAGCGTGGCCAGGTTGGATCAAGATAGGCATGGCAGTTGATGCAGAAGATAGATGCTCAAGCTATCAAACCTCTTCACCTCTGCGAGATTATGTGTTAGAGTTCTGTAAAATGTTTGACGATAAAGGAGTAGCAGAAAAAACGGCACACCACAACGCACGTAGACTAGCAAGTGACAGTAATGGTGAGTGGTTTAAGATGAGTAAGCATGACGCTATCACTGTAATAGAAGGAGTGACCGATGAAACTAGTACTTGATGTAGAGAACACAGTAACCAAACGTGATGGCAAGATGCACCTTGATCCATTTGAGTCTGACAACACTCTGGTTATGGTGGGTGTACAGGGGGTGGAACAGGATTCTCTTCCTCGCATATACACATTTGATCATGCAGATATTGAACCCACCTTTAATGGTAAGGAAGAATTACAAATGACATTAGATCAAACAACTTTATTAATTGGTCACAATATTGCATATGATTTACTGTGGCTATGGGAATCAGGTTTCGTTTATAAGGGTGAAGTGTATGATACTATGCTTAATGAGTATGTCTTACAACGTGGCGTGAAAGAACCGCTATCTCTTCAAGCTTGTGCTGAACGATATGGGGCTACTCCTAAACAGGACACCCTTAAAGAATACTTTGCCAAGGGCTACAGCACACGTGACATACCACATGCAGAACTGTGTGAGTATTTACGTGCTGATCTATCGGCAACTAAAGATGTGTACCATAACCTAATGCGTAGGTACAACGAAGCAGACAATGCAGGGCTAAGAGATACTGCAGAGTTGACTGATCAAGTGGCTGTATGTCTTGCACGTATCTATCAACGTGGGTTCAAGGTTAATCTTGACGTACTCAATAGCGTACGTGAAGAGTTTGAGACAGAGAAGAATCAGATTGAGAAGAGTCTCAACGCACAGACTAGGGAGCTAATGGGTGACATGCCTATCAATCTCAATAGTCCTGAACAACTATCGTGGGTTATCTATAGTCGTAAGCCTTACGATAAAACTTTATGGGGTAATTCGTTTGATCCATATATGTCTGATAATGACTTCAGGCAAACGATCAAGGAGAAGTCTATGGTGGTACTAAAGAAACGTGCTATCAAATGTTCTACTTGTTATGGTTCTGGCTATGTAAGAAAGAAAAAGAAAGATGGAACTCCATTTGCTAACCGAAACAGATGCGTTGCATGTGATGCTATTGGCTATATCTTCACTGATACTACTCCTGCTACTGTGGCAGGACTAAAGTTCTCCCCACCTAATCCTAAGTGGGCGAGTGCCAATGGCTTTACTACTAACAAAACAAATCTTGAGGTGCTTGAGAAGGTAGCACGATCACGTGGCATGAGGGATGCCGAGTTGTTCCTACAACGTGTGCGTAGATTGTCTGCCCTTGATACATACTTGAGTAGCTTCATTGATGGTATCCAAACGCATACCAAGAAGGATGGCATGCTACACGTACGTTTACTACAGCATCGTACAGCTACTGGTAGATTCAGTGGTGCAGATCCTAACATGCAGAACATGCCTAGAGGCGGTACGTTTCCTGTGAAGAAGGTATTCATCTCACGATTCAAACATGGCAAGATACTTGAGGCTGACTTTGCACAGCTAGAGTTTCGTGTGGCTGCCTACCTTGGGCAGGACACTATCGCTATTGAAGAAGTGAAGACAGGCTTTGACGTACACAGCTACACCGCTAAAGTAATCACAGATGCAGGACAGAAGATATCACGGCAAGATGCCAAGGCACATACTTTCGCCCCCTTGTATGGTGCAAGTGGCTTTGGTAGAACACCTGCAGAAGCTTCCTACTACAAGCAGTTCAATACTAAGTACAATGGTATAGCCAAGTGGCACAAGCAGTTGGCAACCGAAGCATTGAACAAAGGTAAGATCAAGACACCATCAGGCAGAGAGTTTGCTTTCCCTGATATGGTGCGTAAGCGTAATGGTGTGTCTCACTTTACGCAACTAAAGAATTATCCTGTGCAGTCACTGGCAAC